GGGGCTAGCCCTTCTTTCGCCATTCCAACAACTAACGAGGAGATGAACAATGTTTGCCAACATCAGCTTTAACTGTGCGGAAAACAATCAGTACTCAGTGGTCGTTAAGTTCTACAACCCGGGTTATGATGGCGGCATTGCCGTCTACCGTACCGAGATGTCCGATCTTTGGACGACCATTTGGTCAGATTTGATCAGTCTCGTCAGTGAAGACCAACTGAGCAACAAACAAGTTGGTATTATGATGGAGGCCCTCCGTGAACTAATCAATCTTCACGGTTGGGAAACCTACATCGATACCAAGGCGTTTGACGACGGAAAATCACACTTTGCCCATGAACTGGTCAAGGTGCGACCCCGTCGTGTGCTCGGTACCAATCGTGACGTGCTTTCGCTGTCACGCTTGGAGTCTTTGGTTGTTATGGTCGAATTGAAGTAACTAGCCCCTCACGCTAAGGAAGAGATAACTCATATGGCCACTGTTAGTGCTCCATGGACCCAGACTTCGGACGGTTTTACGTCCAGCAGTTTTGGCCAAACCGCGAATGGTACGTCAGTATACAGAACAAAAGAAGATACACGTTCTGCACTGAAGAGAACCAAACAAGGTAAATGGAGGCCCCCGCAACCCTACAGTCGTGTCATCGCGGACGGTAACACTCCTCGACCCTGGATCAACGTTCGCGTTGATTACCAGGCGGGGAGTGATCCGAAACCGCGTAAGATGACACATGCAGGACCGGGGGTGGCGCCAACAGGGTACACTCTTCCGCCGCTTGCGTTCCCCCCGGATATCGCTATCCGGGCGGAACAACGAGCCCTTCAGAAGTTAAAACGGCAGGATGTGAATCTTGCCGTTGCTTTTGGAGAACGTGCAGCAACCGCAGAGATGGTGGCGAATACAACTGCCACTGTCCTGCGTGCGCTGGAGCGGGCACGGCGACTAGACGTAGCGGGTGTCGCTCGCGAACTCAAATGTGCGGTGCTTAGGAGCTTTAATCCTAGGCGCCACCCAGATGGGAAAGCGGCGTCGCTATGGCTAGAGTATCAATATGGTTGGTCACCTCTCTATTCGGATGTTTACGGAGCAGTGAGCGAGCTTCACAACCGCGATACGCGGATGGATGATCGTTATCGCTGCACCGTGTCCGGAAAAATGGAGGGCTATGACGAGTCCATGATTGATACTACATACGGGGTACCGTCTGGCGTATCGTCCCTGTTACAAGGGACGGCACAGATGCGCACCCGTGTGCGCTACCGAGCTTACTGCCGTCTGGACTATGTTCTTGATAACCCGATGCTGGCCACTTTGGCAGAATTGGGAATCACGAACCCAGCGGAGGTTGCTTGGGAGCTTTTGCCGTTTAGCTTTGTTGCTGACTGGTTCGTACCTATTGGCTCTTACCTTAGTCGCTTGGATGCGACGACTGGTTGGACCTTTAAGGGCGGATCAATGAGTAAACTCACCCGAGCTAATCGCGAATTCTACGTGCGATCCGTGAGGATCGCAAGTGTGAACGCGTGGGGCCAGATTCCCAGTAATGGGTCTCCGGTCTCAAGACAGACACGAATGCAGCTTAGCCGCACCGTGTACTCTACTAGCCCGTCCGCCTGGCTCCCCTCTATCTGGGGGGAGAAAGGCCTAGCCGCGGGGAACCGTGCAGCAAACGCTATTGCGCTGCTGACATCGTTCTTCCGTTAACTTAACCTCTTAGGGGATACACGTGGATATTACCACGATTACCGTAAACGACGCTGCAACCACTCCTGTCGCTCACAGCTTTACTGCTGCAAAGATCGACGGTGACACCGCCAGGTGGAACGAGAAGAGCGCCACGCATGCCAGTGGTTACTGGACGCTTGGTATCTCTCTTCGTGATCCTGCAGGGTCCAATGGCTCGCGTGTTTATCGCTCGCAGCTCAGTCTCAACGTTCCCGTGTTGGTGACGGAAGTCATCAACGGTGTGAGCCTCCCGAAGGTGGCTTACACGATGCGGGCCAACGTGGAGCTGATTCTGCCGCAGGACAGCACGTTGCAGAACCGTAAGGATCTTCGAAAGATCCTGGAAGGACTCATCGCCAACGCCGTTTACAAGAGCGTTGTCGAGGATCTGGACCATGTCACCTAATCCACAGACTCAGAAGATCGAGAAGTGGACAAAGTGGCTTGGTTGGATCTTGTCCTTGCTATCGCTTTTGGGCTCTCGCCCGAAGCAGTAGCTTCTGTATCTTCTTACCCAACTGGAGTTATAACCCGTGAGAAAGAAGAAAAGAGCTGCGGACCCTTATCAGAGTCTGTACCGTTACGATGCTTGCATAGCCCCAGGTATTGCAGAGTCCATGTTTATGGCTCTCAATACGGAGAAGTCGCTCGAAATGGCCGAGTCTATCAAGACTGGCAACTTCTTGTCGACTGTATCTGCTTCCGTAGTCCCAACGGACTATACGAATGCCGATACTTTTGGCCGGGACTACCTCTCTGTCGAAATGATGTCCAAGTACCCTGTTTGGGACCTGGGTATCGATCGGCAGGAGGTGGCTCTAGCCAAATTCTTCGAGGCTGAACGTCTTTGTAAGGACACGAATCGACGCCTGCTGTCTTCTCTCGGACGTGCCACAATTGGCATTCCGGCTCATCCGCTTTTGTTAGCGGCAATGAGGAAAATCGAGAAGTTGCTAGGTCCGTTCTCGTGGCCTGAAGCGTTCAGTTACTCGTACTGGGGTCGTGGCGCTACAACTCGGCTTGGCCGGGTGCAGCGTGACGTCTATTACAAGTTTGGAGGTATACCTCACGTAACGCACGACTTGTTTCCGTTGGCACGTAAGATGGTGGCTTCGGTCCCTGGATGGGGCCCGAGTCATCTCGAATGTGTGCTTGGGAACAAGGTTACCACTGTCCCGAAGAACGCTAAGACGGACCGAGTTATCGCGATCGAGCCTGAGTTGAACTTAATCGTCCAGCTTGGAATTGGTCGCATGATTCGGAAACGTCTTAACAGAGTTGGACTTCTCCTTAATAAGTCGCAACAGCATAACGCTGAAGCGGCCCAACAGGGAAGCATAGATGGATCGTTGGCAACAATTGATCTGTCTATGGCTAGTGATACGGTCTCTTTTGAGATCGTTCGAACGCTCCTTCCTGCCCGATGGTTTGAGGCTCTTGAGCAGAGCCGATCCCCGACGGGAGTTCTTCCTTCTGGTGAGCGATTAGTTTACCAGAAGTTCTCCTCCATGGGAAACGGGTACAATTTCGAGCTTGAAACCCTGATCTTTTGGGCCATATGCTCGGCAGTACTCGATATGCATGGTTGGAGAGGGCGTCAGCCGTTGGTATATGGGGATGATATAGTAGTCCCCACCCAATACGTGGATCACATCCTTGAGGCTATCAAACTCATTGGCTTCGTGCCAAATGATAAGAAGACCTTTTGGAGTGGACCATTTCGCGAGAGTTGTGGTAAACACTACTTCCGCGGGGCTGACGTTACTCCTTTCTACGTTCGTGAACCTGTGGACTGTATCAACAGGCGGTACTGGCTCGCCAACTCAATTAAGAGATGGAGTCGGATGGCGTACGGTTTGGATTCTACGTACAAGTCAGTTTATGACTCGGTTGTCGAACCCATTCCTCAGCAGCTCCGATTCCCTATCCCTGATGGGTATGGCGATGGTGGCCTTGTTCAGGATCTGGACGAGGCCAACCCTAAGTGCGCTGCCGGTCTCCACAAAGGAGTACCAACCCGCATTGAGGGCTTTAAGTACCGACACGTCTCTGAGGTAATACCCCAGAGGAGTTTTCACGATCACCAATACCTCCTCAAGAAGTTGTATAGCTTGGAGAGGCTTGGTCCCGTAGTTAGCGACGCGACTATCGGACCCGTAATCATGCCTGGTGATAAAACCAAGTATGTGATAAGGTCCGGAATAGCGCCACAGTGGTCACACTTCGGCCCTTGGCTGTGAAGCCAAGGATGCCCTAGGTGTGTTCGTTTCCGGGATGATTTCCCCGGTGGGCGTCCTTCAATTTCTTGAAGGATGTGCGGGCGGTGTTTAAGCCGCCTTTCGAAGAGAGCCG